CATGTGATGTTGGCAGCGGACTACCAGCTGTCACATCTGAGTCTTGCATAAAACTTTTATATTCATCCATGCTGGTTGACTGAAAAGTTGGAACTGACCAGATTCCATTGAATGCCGCTTGCATTACTTGATCTTGTCTGGGACCAGCGCTAAGATTACCTAGAGGAGTAGCATTGAGCAAGAACCATTCAGCAACCAGTCCGACAATATTTTGCCCACCTGTTTGCGATCGTCTACCACCTATTACCAAACCGTTTATTGCAGGCGTGGCACTAGAAGATGAAGTACCACTACCATAGGACCCAGTATTGGGATCAAAGCAAGCCACCCATTTGCTAGTGGCACTTACTCCTCCGGCCATAGCATAGAACCAATTTCCCATGGCCGGGAATACACCTGTAAGCCCGGATTGGACTGTTCCCCCACCATTAAAATTAACTTGAACTTGACCGGAACTTATTACCAAATCAAAGAAATTAGTATTGTTGGCTGTAGAGCCTAGTGAACAGAAAGAACCTGCGCCTCCATCTAAAGACATGAACCAACCTCCCATAGTATAGGAGAATGCTGTCACTAGCGTAGCAGAATTAGAGACTAAAGAAGATCCATCCAATTGAAGACTCATTAGGCACTCTGATAGTTGACGGGTGTATACTTAGTCTCACCACCAGCTGCTAACGCAGTACCGGTGTTCTGAACTATGTATATCCCCCATTTAATGGGACAAACTCCTCCGAATGCTTGAGCTACTGAATAGGGTCCCCAGGCATATGTTACTGCTGTAGTAGTAATATTAGGTATTATACACAACATCTTGAGCAAGTTCTTGGCACCTGTATCTAGCGTTATGTTCGCATCACTACCGGTAATACCTCCCGTATACGTAGTACCGTCATATGAACCATAAGCCCATATCTGAATTACAGTATTGGTGGTAGTTGTAGCAGTAGTGACTAACTTACCACCTACCAAGAAATCTACGTTCTTAGTGGAACTATTATCTACTGCAGTACTAGCTCTACCTGCTAACAAGCCTGCGGTAGAAGCTAGACCTGAACTAGTCAGGGTAATGGTACCGGCGCCAGCATAGACAATAGATGCAGTAGTGGTCAAGTTATTACTCCTAAGGCATTAGTCTGAATGTTGACGTCATTAGCAATGATATTCTTGATATCCCAGAATATGGCATTAGAATCTGCCACATTGAAGGGATAGGAGATAGTAACCATACTAGAATTCTGCTGCGAGTCTAAGACCTGCAACATGATTTGCGCCACAGTACTGTTAGCCGAAATAGCGGCGGCTAGATCGGCTACAGCTTTATTCAGATTTTGTAGTTGAGCTATGTACGGCTGAGCTGCGATAGCACCCGCTAACGTGACCATTAATAGGTCTCGTAGATGATGTGTGCGTCTGCCAGACCTGTAACACCACCGGCGGTTAAGCTATTCCAGAGAATAGACGCACCGAAGGGGGCTGTGTTGCCTACCATAGTCCATTGCTGCGTAGGAGCTGCGTTCCATCTGATGATACCACCGAACAGATTCAGACCTAAGTTAAGATGTGCGTCTGTAACTGTATTGGATGGAGTAGGCCCAGTAGAAGCTGCTACATACGAGACCACTGGAGCTGCTAGAGCTGCAGTAGCGGGATGCAGAGGACCATCTGAGTGAGGGGCTGCTAGAGTTGTAGGAGTAGTCTCCAGAGTTGATTCTCTAGTGAACTCCATTGCAGCTACAGTAGACGAAGTCTGTTTACCTGAAATTAGGATTTCTAGAACGTCTGTAGTCTGCGTACCGGAGGCTCCCTTGAGGGCCATGAAAGTAGCGGTAGAACCTGCAGTAGCAGAACCAGCGTTGGAAGCTGTGTAAGTAATCGCTGCAGAAGTAAAGATTCTTTTAGCCAATTGAGTTGCTCCTTGTAATTATGTCCACTGTTTCGTGGATTGTTCGATGTATGTAATCGGGTTGTTGTCGGGCCGCCTCACAGTAATCACATATATACCGATTACATTTAGAGCAGAAAGCTCTGGCACGTACCCTGTTAGGATTTAGTACTACATGACAGCCACAATGAATGCATCCTAGTGTAGGAGCTTCGTAGACTTGTCCTTCCTTGACTGACGAAGGAGGTAAGCCCATTTGAATTGCTTTCTCTTCAGGTATGCCTGGAGAGGCTCGATGATCTACGAAAAGATAGCCTTCGTGAGACCGTTGCGAAAAGGTCATCGTCTAATTATTGTTGTGAGCTGATCCATACGAGTTTGATACTCGGATTTTATCTTAGCAGCTTCAGTAGAGAGCTTATCAACATTGTGCTCTTTATCTAGAATCTCTTCTTGTCTTTTATCCAGAAAAGCTTCTCTAGCTCTATGGTTTTTTTCAGTCTCCGTTACTGCTCGCTCACGGGCAGACAGATCCATATCACGTTGCTGTAGAGCTTTCTCTCGGGTTTCTACCGAAGTCCTCTTAGCCACATATTCTGAAACATTGCTATCCAGAGTTTCTTTAGTCTCCCGCAATTGTCTCTCTCTAGCAGCCATAGCTGCTTCTGCAGCTCTACGTTGATTATCTACCGTAACCTGTTCCAATCTTAGTTTCGTCAGAGATGCTGTGGCTTCATCGGAAGCTTTCTTCAACTGCGCGACGTTATCTTTAATTGATTGAGGACTAGATAAGACAGCCAGAAGCGTATTGAGATCTACCGAAGAAGATCCTGCTGGCATAATTACTGAGGTCATGTGTTTCCTTATGCGCTGGTTACTGCAGCAACTTTATAACTGGCACCTTGTGGCACTCCGAAATATTCAGTTTGATTTGCTGCCATGCGTGCTGTTTGAAGGGCTACTGCAGTGGGATTAGTTCCGAATTCAATGGTACAACTTACGTCGGTATGAAGACGGACAAATTTGGTATTAGCGTTGAATGCCGAAGACTGTGCTGAGGAACCTGAAATGGTGAAGAATTGCTCTGCCAAGGGAGGCACTATAGCAATAGACGCTTGCCCTACACCTATGGTATTAGGCATTGTATTCTGAAATTCTGTTACATATAAGATTGACATTTATTCGCCTTTAATTTCGAAATCAGATTTAGGATATAATCTTTTTAAACTTTGATGCTGTTTCAAAGCTTCTCCCAAATCCCTGGTAGGAGGTAATTTAGACATTCCACCTTTAGCTCCCACTGAATATTTGACTAAACTGTTCTCATCATTTTCTGCTATTTGTCTGGCAGGCATACGACGTTTACCTACGTCATCGGGATGTGTGGGTTTACCTTGTTTAGGATACTCACTAACCATCAGAGAGCACTCCAATTTTCTTTCATGGTCTTAGCTTTTAAGTCTGCCTTCTCCAGAGGGGAATCCATTTTAGATGGACGAGGCTTAGGTAAGCCTTTCTTCTGGTAGATACCTGCATATCCTTTTTCATTGTCGTTAGGATCAGTAGCTTCGTCAGTATCTGTAGTACCTGTGTGAAACTTCCATTCGTTGTTCTTCAAGTCTGCCAGAGAGTAGTATTTCTTCTCTCGGTATCCTTCGAAGTTACGTCGTGCTTTCTGAACGTCAATTACTGGAAGATCAAACTTCTCAGCCTTATGACTGTCTTCGCCGGTAACGGGCATATTTTTCTTCCTTAGTTTTAACGTCGAACATTTTACTCAGATGTTTGGTCATTTCCATGCCGGAACATAGACGGTACTACCATCTTCAGTTTTCATTATTAGCCAGGCATACGGTGTTGAAGCATCAACTGCAGGACAGTTAGTCCCTAACAGAGGAGTTCCGCTCGCTGTCGTACTTGCAAAAGGAACGGTAGTTTCTGCGGATCCACGTTGATCGTGAACCCATGTGGTGGAAGTAGATGTACTAGTCATATTAACCTTTACTCCTGTTGAATGCTAAGTCAGAACGATCACCTTCATGATGTTCTGTAGCTTTGGGTATTCTGTTGGTACCTACTTTACTGGGATGAAGAGGAGTAGCAGTAGGAGGATAACGACTAGACTCAGTATTAAGATTGTCTGTCTTCCAATCTCGCGTTGTCTTCGTAGGATACCATTCCGCGTTTCTTTCATAATCCTCTCTCAGAGAGTAAGCTTGAATGGGAGTATCATCTCCCATGTGTCGTATGTAATTAGGAGATCTGTCAAATCCTTTTACGGGAGGGCCATCTAGATATGCTGGAGGTCTATTGCGAGGGAGACCTGATTGGTACTCCTCTCCTGGAGGAGTAGCCATAATAGGTCTATCAAGACTTAACGCCATTTTGTGCACATATCCAGGTTACATCATCATGTAGATATTGAGTCAACCAAGACTTGTCGTGAAGCCATGTAGGGTCTGTACCATTGAAGAAATCTAGACACTTCTCCAGAGACTCGAAGCCCATTACATTCCAGGTTTCTACTACACCTGTATGTTCTGCTATAGCTTTAATATACCATAAGTTATCTATTAGTTGAGACAACATCAATTAGTGTACTCCATGAGATAGGAGTTGAACTATGAGTGCTAGGACTGCGCCGGCTACGGCGAATCCCATTCCGAAACATAGACCGAATAAAAATCTATCTACTGCTTGTGCCATTATTTTCTTCCTTTACCGACGGTTTCACCGCCTTTGTGTTTAGAGTTCCAAATCATTGCTGCCTTCTTCTGGGCTGATTTGTACTTAGGTCCTGACTTCTGTCCACCTGCGAACTTATCCCGCATCTTCTCGTAACCTGCAGGCATTTAATCTTCCTCTCGTGGAGTGTCTATTAATTTACTATGACATCTGGGACAGATCCATCTGTCGGTGAAGAAGTTTTTTCTACAGACGGGACAGTACCGGTAATCTTTCATTCACTTAGTAACCACCGGGTTTACCTGGAGGGCCTCCACCGGGAGGGCCACCTGCTGCGAAGGGACCTGGACCACTCATGGCAGACTGCATCTCGGGAGTCATGCCCGGAGGACCGCCACCAGTGGGATATCCAGACTTAGCGCCTTTCAATCTACTAGGGCGGCTTCCACGCTTCTTCTTGGCCATTAAACTGCGGGAGTCTTAGGAGCGACCGACGCTGTCAGTGTCGCTGCGTCACGAGCCATGTTGGCTGAGACTGTTGAAATGTTAGTTGCGGCTGTGGAGATAGCGGCAGAATTACCTGCGTCTAGCGCATCCGTGAGAGCCACGACTTCTGCCTGGATGGCAGTGTCTAGCGTGTCGAAAGAGCTGGACAGTGTAGTCACAGCTGTGTTGAGATCGTCGAGTACCGTCATGATATAGTTTACCTTTTCGTTGATTATTTGTAAGTACTGTCTATTAGTATAGAAAGTTTTCATTTAGGTTTCTTTGAGGTTGTAATTATCTTGGATAATTGATAATATCCTTGACAGTGATGTATCTTAGGCTTAGCCATAGTTCCTTCACAAAAGTAGTTTATATAACACAAATGAAAGTAAATGTCAAGTGAAGAAGAATAGTAAACTATTAGGTAATCTTAGTTACCTCAATAACAAGCCTCAGATCATCTGGTGGAATGTAATAGCCCCTTCAGGGGCAAAATTATCTATTTTACAGGAATATGATAAAATCTTCGATGATTACGATAGACGGATCCGGAAGCTCGACTTCACGTACAATGCCCCGTAAACGCCCAGAGAAGCTCACTGGTGCGTTTTTTACTTCGTAAGGTAGGTAGGTAGCCAAATAAATACAAAACTCACCAGTGAGGCTCCTAGGTACCGTAGCGTCGATTTCGTACTTTTCAAATTTTGGGGCGATATTTTTGAGGTGTAATTCATTGCAGCTTCGTGGGGGGTGTCCCCCCTGGGTGGGTGGCACGACGTCAGAGCAAACAAACAACAAACAAACAGTTAAACTTATTAGATCACTACACATCTAATCGCTAGTCATTACATCAAACAAACAAACCGTAATGATCTGATTAGTTCCGTGTGAAGCAAACAAACAGTTAACTAATAAGAGCACTATAAGATAAGAGCAAACAAACAACAGACAACAAACAAACAAAAAAAGAACCCCGCCAAGCAATCTGTTAAGATCACTTGACGGGGTTTATTAGTTTGTTAGTTCATGCGGCTTATGAGATGTTTGTTTGTTAGGCTGTTGCTGCCTCTTGCTCTACCGCTGGACCATCGGTTCGAGCTAGCTTCGCCGCGCGCTCGGTATCTTCACGCTTGCGAATAGCAATTTGCTCTTGCAGGGCGTTGTGCGCTTTGTCGCGCCTCTTGACATCGTTGAAGTATATGCGCGCCGCCTGCATTAGCTTTAGTAGATCGACGGAAGCATCCAGTCCCGATGCACTATCGAGGAAGGCCACAACGTCATTTGTTTTCTTTGCAGTGCCTAGCACAAGCATGTCGCTCACGATTGGATTGTCGCCAATCCAGTAAGCAACGTTCTCTGCAAGGTTCTCTGCAAACGTGTCAACGTCTGCAACGGCCTTGTCTAAGTCGGCGCCGTTATCAGTGTCACCCGACTTAGCTTCCTTTTCGCCGGTAGCAATCAGATTTGCTACGTTGATTGCTTCCGTTTCCGGGATAGCGTCTAGGTTCAGCTTGATTAGATCAGCAACACTGATCGAAGTTTCGCCGCTGATTTTGGGCGTCCCCTTTTTGCCCACAGTGTAGTCGTAAAGTTTAATGACATTGGCTTGTGTGGGGTCAAGCCATGCACCGCTTTCCCATACCGGCTCTTTATCATCGTGTTCTAGTACCTCAGCCGGTAGCTGATACGCGTTGTCAGTGGGCTTCTCTGACACGCAATAGAATTGAATGCCGATGGTGGGGCATTCGTTAATTGCGTGCACAGTCTGAATTGCCTTGAAGCCCTTGGCGTGCAAGCGAACTAGCTTCGCAAGTTTCTTGCTTCGATCAGACAATTCGGAAGCCATCTTACTTCGCGCCGCGACCGACATTTTGTTGTCGGGCGCAAGTTTCTTTTTGAGATCAGATATCTGGGCGACTAACCTGATACCTGTAGGATGTTCCAGTTCCACAAAATCTTGAACGCGATTGCGTGTCTTTGCTTCCGCGCCGCGCCCTTTGCCTTTGGTTGCCTTGCGGTTGCTGGTACGCTTGCCCGTGCTCTTGCTTGGCTTCTTAGGCAGTTCATATATGTCCGGCCTGTCTGTTAGCTTGCGCTTGGCGTTAAGCGTAGGCGTTGCTTTCAGATAGGGGACCAAGCAAGTGGCGTCGCTTGCCGTGCTTCCGACGCGCGGGAACTCGGCGAACTCCTTGGGCATGGTAGTGGCAAAGTCTAGGCCAAGCGGCAGAGGTAGCAGTTCAATGTCCTTGTCTGCCGCCAGATACCTGTCAGACAATGCCACGGCCGTGTCAGACACCTTGCGCCCAAAGTTAACGAGCCACTTGGGCAAGCCCGTTGTCTGCAACGTTGACACGGCGTCCTGTGTGTCGTCCGTCGGTTGATTGTCAGATACGTCGACAACACGATCCGCCGCCGGAATGTCCTTTGTGGAACGTAGGGTTTTCTTATTAGACATAGCAGTCCTCATAAACCGCAACACTGTATAGCAAACGGTTTGTTTGCTTTCAGTACAATGTTGCGGCGGAAGCGGCGCTGTCTGTTTGTTAGGTTATTCTCGGATTGTGTTTCGTTTCCAGTTAATGCCGTGTCTGATTATTAGATCATATACGGCACGTCTGGATAGTCCGACGGCCCTTGCGGTACGGGTTATTGTCCCATATCGCTTTATTTGGTGAATGATGTAGTCACGTTCGAATTGCTTGATAGCATCATGGAACGTAAACTCGCGATAACGTTCCATGTTAGCAATAGTCCGGAATGTCATAGCGCCATATCTCGTCCCAAGCTAATCCGTTATCCGTGCCGCACCATTGCCCGTTATATCGGCCTAACAATAAAACGGTCGCGGTATCTGCTAGTGCTGGAACGGGATAGCGCGGGGGTTCGCACCCTAGCATGTAACCATTGTCAGCATGTCCAGCGGGCATGATATACGCGCCACTGTTTCCCACTATCTTGATTGTAGGAACTCGCATTTGATTTGCTCCATGTTGGAACAAACAAACAAACGCCGCTTGCATAGCAACATTGCCACACGACCATTGCAGGTCGCGCGGTTGCGTTAGTACCTATTCACTTATCAAACAGCGCGAACGGACCATCCGATCCGGGGGCAAAGCCCGCTATTCGCCGGGAAATTCATTCCCGTTTTGTTCTTTTTTTTCTTTTCATTGTAAAGGGTTGTTCCGGCCTAGTCAACCAACCAATGGTTGTATTTGATGGTTACCGTTTGATACTGTAAAGATTACTTCACACCATACCAGTGTGAAGCGGGCTTCACACTACATCGAACAAGCAATCTGCTATTCAAATCAGACTAATTCAAATAGACGCTTTCAAATAGCGGCATTTGAATAGCACCGATCAAATAACAAACAAACAACAACCAACCAACAAGGTAAAAGCGAAGCGATTTACCTGTCATAACGCGCACCGCTAAGCCTGGCTCACCCCCAACGCTAATTCCTTAAACTAAAACACACACTGACGCAGCTGTGGGTCTACTCATATATGGAACGGTGATTGATCCGTCATGTTCAACCTGCTACAATATAGATAGTGGGAAGCGGTTCCCACGTAAGGAGGACAGCATGGCTTGGAAGGACTTAGGACTGAGCAAGTCTCAGTTGGAAGAGTACGAGAGACTGCAACACCAGACCGGATTGATCGGTGACGAGTTGCAGGCGTTGTGGATAGCCATACAGAGCGAAGTCCAACCCGCTCTGTTCGACCAGCACGACTGCTATCCCAATGGTACCCGTGTTCACCCGCAATTTGTTCTCAAGGCTAAGTAGTCATGGAGGACAATTTGCGGCAGGAATTGGTGGATCGCACCATATGGAACCGTACGCTATTGCCTACGGCTCATTGGTGTGTAGCACCAGCTGCTCGCTGGATACGCGATGTCAGTGAGCATAACAAGGAAATCATCGCGTCACTGGAAATACAACTCAGAGGGACAAACGAACCTCTTAGCGGCTCCTGACGGGCGGCCCTCAGGCACAACCTAGTCCGTCAGGCAACTTGGCCCCCAGTTAGTCCGTGTCGTCAACCCGTTGACGGGATGGGTGAGCTAGCTGGGGGTCTTTTTATTCTCAACAGGAGGGACAGATGGGACTTACACGCGAACGCCGTGAAGCACGTTTCGAGCAAATTCTCGACACTGCTAAACTGTTTGCCAGAAACTTCAATGCTATCTACTTAGTAGGTCGCGCAAGAAACCACTATTGGATAACAGCGCGTGAACAGTATCCAGGTAGGAAACCTTCAAGTACCTGGATGAAGTCGATAGCTTGTAAGGTATTCCCCGATCAAAGGATCGAATGGTTATGAGTGACTTTCGCAAGTGGCCTCCTCGAATCGGTGAGCATGTAATCGACCTGGATAGGCAGGATATGGGCATCACTGATTGGGGTAAGGTTAATGCGGTCAACTGGCATGATCGCTCTGTTCGTGTACGTTTCTTCGGCGGTAACGTCGAATACAATGGTACTCCCACCGTTCGTATCGGTGGGATTCTACATCACTACACGTATCTGATGGAACATCCAGAGCTAGCCTTCGGAGGGGGAGATAGATGCAACTATGATTTCGATCAGTTCGAGGGATGCTGGTCGTCGCACGACACTGACGTGACAGGTGGCGGCGACGGTGCATGGCTAATTGGAGGGACCAATGCCGACGATGTCGAAGAGACATAACCAGTTTTGGGAATGCATACCTTATGGGGCGCACTCCAGCGAGTATTTGTTAATGCTGGAGGACATCTCTAGAAATCTGGTGGACTCAGATGCCATTCGCTATTTGCACACTAACACACACTTCAGCAAAGCCACGGTAGTCATTTGGCTCAAATGGCTGCGAAGTAAGGATGGAATGAGTTGATTGGACGTGTACCATTTGGTACAATAGATAATGGTCAAAGGAGGACAACATGACCAATCGCAGTATGCAAGTGAAGGTAAGGAAACTTCGTGCCAGTCGGCGTAAGAAGTACATGAACTCACCCAAACATGCCGGTCCAGCTGTAGGTTGGTTGGATTGGGTGCATGGTAAGGCCATCGCCTTGACCAAGTTCGAGGCATGGTTCTTCGGTGAACGGGTGATGCTCCCGCAGGTAATGGATGCTGATCCCGGTGTGATCACGCGTGAGTCCAGCAATGCTAGACGTGCGGAACTACATGAGGAGGACAGTAGAATAAGTTTGGATTCTCCCAGGTCCGCTAAAGAGCGGGTGGAGGCAATGCGGAAGAAACTGGAAGCCGTGTTGCAAATCAAGTTGTACAATTGCATCGTACTGTTCGATGACGATATCACCAAGGTCTGTCTGGCCTGGGTATCTCAGTCGGAGTACTACATCCTAAAGAGATTCAATGATGGAACTATCTATCGCTCGATCAAGTATGAATCGAGAGATAAAGCTTTCAAGAAGTTTCATCTGGGCGCTGTCTTGTACCAGCAGAAGATTAACCTGGATGAGATAGCTCCGCCTGCTAAACCTTACCTGGTAGGTGAGGGGAACATCCCATACGAGAAAGCTTATAAGAAACTTTACTGATCGCGCGCTGGGTCCTCTGTCCCCCGCCCAGCAGCGTAACCCCCGAGTTGAGTTCTGCAGCAGAGCTCCTCGGGGGTTTCTTATTGCATGGAGGTTACCATGAAGGTAGCTCGTGTCAAGATCAACGAGATGTACTTCGAGAAACCTAAGGCATATCGTTATCAACTGCGTGGTTACTCTAACATCCAGCTCACCATCGAACGTTCCTATAAGAACGAGGGACTTCACAAGTGGTGGATCTTCTTGATCCAAGCTCACGATGGTGTTGCCTCTGTGCACGGACCATTCGAGTCTGTGTTCGAAGCAGTAGAGTCAATCAACATGGAGGATCTCCTATGATCTGGCTATGGAACGCTTTCGCGTGGGTAATCAATACTCCGCTGCGCATTCGTCTGGGGAGACAACGAATGAATCAAGAACGAGAGCATAACGATTATGTGGATCAGGTAGTCAACCAGCGTTTCTCGGAGATGCTGGACTACATGGTCAAGGCTGGTGAGATTGATACTGAGGATGCTGTGCGTATTAGGGAGAAGATCGATTGGGACTTACCTGTTTGTAAGTCCAACATAGACTTCATTAGTTTGGTTGCGCAACTTCAACAGAAAGAAGGAGAAGAGCCGCCCAAGCAGAAGAAAGTCTTGAAGTCAGCCTGAACCCCAAAGCATAGAGGAGAACTAAATGCGTAAGGGGATTATTGCTATCGAGAAGTCCGGACAGACCATCGACATGGAGCTGTTGACTACAGCATGCAAGCTGTATCCCACTGGCTTCGGTGTGTCGGTAGTAGTCGAGGACGACAAGGGCAACAAGAGCCTGGAGACATTGGCGGAAGTTGTCGACGGAGGCAATGACGCCGCGGCTCTCACGATCGTGAAGGAATCGTTCACCGAAGACTTCGTGATCATGACGTTGTTCAAGCAGGACGGTGACGTCAAGGAGGATGATCTTCAGCCGTACGTTCTTTTCAAGGACGGCGACAACCCTTTGATCGTCTGCTTCGTCTCTGGCGAACTGAAGAAGTATCAAGACAAGTCCGGCTACTCTGCCGAACATCAGTTCGTGGAACTGTTTCTCAAGAACAAGGTCAACGAGTTGTTCGAGAAGACCGAAGGCTGCGAGACAGTCGAAAACCTGATGGACGAGATCGCTACGAACACCGACTTTCAGAACGCGGTTACGTCCGAAGCTGGCGGGGATACCGTCGTAGTTTTCCATTCTAAGGATGACGCGTCGGCAACACTCTCGGCCACTAAGAAGGATCGGAGCTTCACCTGGGGATACCTATCCGATGGTGAAGGATTCGATCCACCCACAGTAGGGAAGAAGAAGTCCCTGCTGCCCACCAAGTCCGCCGTCGGCTCCGACTCCACTCTGATCAAGGCCAAGCCCGCTCCTTCCGATGAGCCCAAGCTGGTCGTGGTCTCCATACCTGAGACCATGACGGACAATCAGAGGCGGGTGTTCATCCATAAGCGGATGGGCTCCTTGCCTACGGATTGGAAGACGTTGAAGGAGATCTTGATTCCTTATTCCAAGGCTCTGGAATGTGGGGATGTGGGGACCAAGGACTTCAAGGACTTGAAGGGAAAGGTGGGAGAGTATCCGGAAGGGAAGCAGGCGCCTCAGCCGTATATCCCATTGATCCCAGCTGAGTCCAAGAAGAAGGGAGACAAGTTCTTCGATTCTTTGGATCCTTCCAAGTGGAAGGTGGAGGAGGACAAGGTGTCCGACTGGTCGTCCCAGACGGCACACGATCTGTTCACCGGGGACAAAGCTTTCGTCAAGTGGCCCGCAGGTGAGATCAAGCGTTACGTGACTGAAGTCGATGCCGATCACATTACGTCCTTGTTGTTCCAGCTTCGCAAGTATGCCATTGCGATTCAAGCCAAGAGCGGCAAGGTCGAAGATAAGGCCAACGGCAACGGCAAGGCCAAGAAGCAGTTGAAGGCCAGCTAACTCCCCACGCTGTCGGCGATGCGCACAGGACCGGCAGAGCCAGTGGCAGGAGTTGTCAACTTGCGCGACTGGCACCTATTAACAGGAGGACCCATATGAACGTCATGGAACGTGCTCGTAAGTTACTGGTGACGGGAGCCAGCGCCGTGATCAATCACGACAAGGACAAACGGTTCTTCGATACCTTGAAGCTACCCAAGTATACCCCTGACGTGGCACACCTAGCCCGCTTCCAGCATCAGTTCATATTCAACTATGCGCCGGGGTTCTTGAATGGTATTCCTGACGAGCATTTGGATATCAAAGGATATGGCTTCACCGAGGATGACGGACTCATCATGTGGAAAAAACTTCTGGGAGACCTGTCATATCCAGTTCCGATGGGCCATGACGACACCGTGCCCGACAAATCCCATCTAAATAAGCTGTGGGTCCGTCGAGATGGCATGGATTCGAAGCGCGAACTGCTGTTCCCTCCCGCTCGTGTCCGAGGGTTCCTGTGTAAGATAAAATATCCCGAGCATTGGTTCCAATTGCTTGACGAACGTACCTTTAATGGTGTAATGTTCGTCCGAGAACGGGTCAAGGTCATGATCATGTACCATGCCCCTGATACACCTATTTGGGATCCCCTGGTTACCTACGTCACTGCGTGGATGTATAAGGGGGAGCCTGACTATTGGAAGGATCAGATTATCAAGTCTGATGATCCCATGAGACAGACCCTGGTCAAACCAGTGGATGTCTTCCGTGCCAAGAACAAAAACATCGGTAGTTATTATTACTTTTCTGAATTAGAATACAAGAATGATCCTGTTCCTGCCATGGATTGGGCACCGACTACCTGGACCTTCGGTCATGAGGGTACTCCCGAACAGCGTCGTAAGCGTCTAATTAATTTGAATAAGGAATTGCTCGTTGTCAAACCTCGTCGAAGGAAAATTACCCTGCCCCTCCTGCCCTAGCTCTGATGCCTACCATCTATACGATGATGGTCACGGCTACTGCTTTTCATGTCAGTACTACAAACCTCCCGAAGGAGCTCCAGATGCCAGAGAATCAGGAGAATTCACGTACCAGTATGTACCCCTACGAGGTGTGTCTGCGGAAACATTCCGGTATTATGGAATTAAGACTAAGGTTGACCAAGGAGGAAGCCCTAGTGCTATTGGATATCCTTACCCGAACGGATCCACGAAAATTAGAAGATTGGATAAAAAAGAATTCTACTGGAGCGGGACTCATAGCCCTGGCCTCTTTGGAATAGATCGTTTCGCAGCAGGGTCGCATCAGTATGTGACCATAACGGAAGGAGAACTAGATGCTCCAAGTCTTTACCAAGTCATTCGGAGCCCTGTGGTATCTGTACAAGCTGCTGGCAGTGCTGTCGCTGACGTGGGCGCTAGCCGTGATTGGCTATCCTCATTTGAGAGAGTATACCTCGCGTTTGATGGGGACGCCGCAGGGCGTGAAGCTGCAGCAAAAGTTGCAAAACTATTCGACCCGGACCGAGTCTTTCACGTACGATTTACTCGACCGGACCGAAAAGATGCTAACTCCTACGTGGAACTCGGCGAAGGAGAAGAGCTCCGAAATCTTTGGAACAACGCAAAAAGATACTTACCCGAACAGGTAGTATCCTCTAACGCTGAGTTCAAGAAGATCCTGGAAGAAGATCACCGGCGCGGTGTGCCATATCCATTCACTGATCAACTCAACGAGATGACATATGGTATCCGCACCGGTGAGTCGGTTCTGATCACCGCCCAAGAGGGCATTGGCAAGACGGAGTTCATGCATGCCATCGAACACAAGCTTCTCAAGGAGACCGACACCAACGTCGCCGCTATTTATCTGGAGGAACTACCACGTCGCCATCTTCAGGCTCTGGCTGGCATTGAACTCCAAAAGCCAGTACATCTTCCAGACTCAGGTGTGGGACAGGATACCGTATATCAGGCACTTGAGACACTACTTAAGAAGGATGACCGTCTATACTTGTTTAATCACTTTGGGAGCAACGATCCAAGGAGCCTCTTGGATACCATTAGGTTCCTGGTTGTGGCTTGTGGGTGTACTTACGTCCTGTTGGATCATATCACTATGGTTCCTATCGGAATATCAGGAGAAGATGAACGCAAGGCACTTGACTGGTTCTCTTCGCAAGTAGAATCCATGGTGAAGGAGCTGGACTATGCGCTTCTTATCGTATCTCACGTCAACGATTTTGGACAGACTCGTGGCTCTCGCTATATCAGTAAGATTGCTGATATACGCATTGATCTTTCTCGGGATGTCCTTAATCCTGATCCTATCCTGCGCAATACTACCCCGATCATGGTATCGAAAAATCGGTTCTCTGGTCGTACGGGAGCTGCAGGAGATGTTGTGTTCGATACCCTAACCGGCTGTTACAAGGAGGTTCAGTCATGGCCGACATCAAAATCTCCCAAGGTAAGTTCAGATGTACCGTCCTATCCGACTCCACTGACGGAAGGGACTGGATTGCAATGAACGCAACAGCGTATAATACGGATGAAGAGGGGGAGTATTTTTATTTGATTAACAGAGAGTATCTTGACGATCTATTGCAGGAGATGGCTGCGAGCGGATTGGAGGTCGAAGTGAGGAACAGATGACATGGGATGATTTAGAATATTGGAGATCTGACGCTTGGAGAAAAGTTGAGGAGAAGTTAGATGAGCTGGATAAACATGGTACTCTCCTGTGTCCTCGTAGGGAACTTCTTTTCAATGCTCTCGATCACGTATGTCTTGAACGTGTTAGGGTGGCCATCGTGGGGCAAGATCCTTATCCCGATATTGCTGACGCAACTGGCATTGCTTTCTCTATTCCTGGGAATCTCACTGTATTCCCATATACTCTAGGTGTAATCCTGAGGGAGTACCAACATGACCTCCATTATCCCATCCCTAGTTCGGGCGATCTTACGGAATGGTCTAAGAGGGAAAACGTCCTACTCTGGAATGCAATACCTAGTACCGTACATGGGCAGTCTCTGGCTCATTACAGCTGGACGGAATGGCAATCTCTCACTGAGGAGATTGTCAGGACACTGGACAGTCGAGGCGTGGTACTGGCGTTCCTGGGAAGAGTTGCACAGGAGTATGCGAGATTCGCGACCTCAGGAAACTCAAAAGTTATACGGAGAGCTCATCCGGCGGCGGAGCGCTATCGCGGAAGCAAGGGAGGACATAACCTTTTCAGTGGTTCCCGATTCTTTACGACCATCAATGATTCGTTAGTCTCTTTAGGACAGAAACCCGTAAACTGGAGATTGACATGAAGACGGGGAAGAAGCTCAAGACTACGAAGAAGACGGTAGCAGAGCGTATGGAAAGAGATGGGTTCGCTAAGTTCTGGGTAGTTTCGTTAAGTAATGGGACTTCCAGTAAAGCCTTCGATTCATTTGTGGATACTTTCGATTGGTTGCTAGATCATGTTGATGAGAATATCATTAGTGGTATTCTGATTCAACGTAAGTGGAAGACTAACAAACCTAAAGGTATTAAGGTTAAAGGTATTGCCAGTCCACGCAAGGGTAAGATGGCAGTCATCAAGCCACCCAAGACACAGAAACTTAACAAGGGTACCAAGATCATAGTCTACAAAGGAGGAACCTAATGACGTTAGAGCTGGTCAAGTATCGTGGAGTCTGGCAACTTCGAAGAGGATGGTTCCATGGCCTACGTACGTTTGTCCAGAAACAAATACATCCTTGGCGTAGAACTCAAGGAAGTATTCCCCTGCACTGAGATTAAAGCTCAGTTGTTTATCCGTAGACTGCAGCTCAATATGGATAGGGTATACGTGTCCGTTGTGTCGGGGTATACCCCACAAACCATAGAACGATGGGAGAACAACCCCCGTAGAACTATTCCCCTAATGCATTTAGTTGATTGGGCTAACGCCCTGGGGTACGATCTACAGTTCAAATTGACACGGATGACCCCAGGTACCTAAAAGAAATTTAAACGCACCAGCGGCCATTTGTGGGCGATTGAGAGGCATTCTATGAAGCACCTAAAGAGAGTTACTACGGATCCAACAATAATTCCCCAGAGAGAAGACCTGTCACTGACGTTGGTGGAGGGGCCTACGGATAAGAACTGGTTGAAAGACTTACCCGAAGGGACGGTCTTCTTCAGTAGACCTAAGCATACTCCTCCCTTTGCCCAAGACTGGGTATGTACTCAGTATAGGATAACACAACAGTACTTGAAGGTTACTTCCCTTTGGGATATTATGGGTCAAGAACCTGAATGTTATTTTGTAGTAGATAGTTATTTGTTCTCTAGTCAAAATACTTGTGTGGAGATATTAATATATGGTAAAGGTAATCGCTAATCATACTTTAGAAACTTTAAGAGATATTAAGAATTCTTTACAGTATTATTACTCTAAGGGTAAAGATACTTATAAGGAAGCTATTGAACAAGAAGAGAAGTATTATAGGGATGTCTTAAGACAGACAGCTGAATGAGAATAGTCTTTGATATTGAAGTTAATTCCTTAAAGAACCCTAAGCATATTTGGTGTGTCTGTTGTAAAGACTTAGACACAGGCACTGTTAGTATCTTTAGGAAGGTAACTGAAGATGAAACGGAAAAGAAGCGATTCCTCGACTATGTCTTGGACGCCAGCCTTCTGGTGGGCCATAACATACTTGAGTTTGATCTTCCTATTCTGGATCACCTACTTGGATTTAAATATCCTTCGGTGGATATGGTGGTCGATACTCTATTGGTATCACGTCTTGTCAACTACTCTCGTGTAGGTGGACATTCCCTCGAAAGCTATGGAGAGGAATATGGGCTTCCTAAGATCCATTTTAACGACTTCACGCAATATTCCCCACAGATGGAAGAGTACTGCGTTAGAGACGTTGAAATTAATCATCTTCTCTACCAGCGTTTTCACGGGATCATTCACGATGCTGCGTGGCTTCCAAGCATACGGTTGGAGCACGACTTCCAGCTTATTGTTAACGCTCTACACAATAATGGTTTTGCTTTTGATCAAGGAAAAGCCGAAAAGCTACTAACCAAAGTCAACAGCGAGCTAGGGGACTTAGATGAGAAAATACGTGAAGCGTTCCCACCGAGACTTAAGCCGATACGCGAGATTACTCCGAGACTTACCGGACACGGCACTCTACATAAAGGTGATTTCCGGTGGGTTAGAGGTGGTGATCTATCAGAATTCAATGGAGGTCCATTCTGTAGATGTGAGTGGGTCGAGTTCAATCCGTCATCTCCTAGGCAGGTTATTGGCGTACTCTCTGAATCAGGTTGGTCTCCCACCGATAAAACCAAGACCCATATTGAGACGGAAAGGGAAGTTCATCGGTTAAAATATCGTCGTGGACACTCCACGGAGATTGACTCACAAGTTTCCTTATTGTATACTAAGCTTAAGATATTCGAGAAGTTCGGTTGGAAAATCAATGAAGCTAATTTAAGCACATTGCCTAGTAGTGCTCCCTCCCCTGCGAGACTGTTGGCCCGGCGAATACTTGTGGAGTCTCGCAGACGCACGTTAACTGAGTGGCTGGGCCTAGTTCAACCCGATGGTCGTATCCATGGTAAGTTCTATGGCATCGGAGCTTGGACACACCGTATGGCTCATCAGCAGCCTAACACGGCTAACATTCCCACTGACGCTAAGCTATACGGCAGAGAGATGCGTTCACTCTGGCGAGCACCTAGAAATAGGTTGCTCGTCGGAGTGGATGCAGAAGGCATTCAACTTAGAATCTTTGCACATTACGTCAACAACAAAGAGTTAATAGATAGTTTAATCAATGGAAACAAATCAGACGGGACTGACCCACACAGTCTTAACAGATCCATCATTGGCGATATCTGTGAAAGTAGACAAACCGCCAAAAGATATGTCTACGCTCTATTTCTTGGCGCAGGCCGTGGGAAACTTGCGAGCATTTTGGGACGCTCAGAAGAAGAAGCCGAAGAAGCTCTTGCTCGTATCCTCCAAAGGTATCCAGGGTTTGATCAGTTGCGACGAGAACAATTTCCGCGTGATGCTAAAAGAGGATATTTTATCGGACTCGATGGACGAAGAGTACCAATTCCTGGAGCCACCGAAGGAGATCGAAGACACCTTGCAATGAGTGGCTATCTCCAGAATGGAGAGGCCATCATCATGAAGAAGGCTTGTGTTCTATGGACCAAGGAGCTAGCCAATGAGGATGCCAAGATTGTCAACTTCGTCCACGACGAATGGCAGATCGAAACGCCGAACGATATGGATAAAGCTATACGAGTGGCGAAGACTGTTGCCCAATCGCTCACAGTGGCAGGCAATGAATACGGCCTGAGATGTCCTATGGCAGGGAGTTACTGGAATGAAGACCACCAAGACTACACCATCGGACCCAACTGGTCAGTCACTCACTAAGGGACTGGAGAGACTGGATCGTATCGAGTACGGGGAGAACGAGATCACTTCATACTACACCCTCAATCCTGAGGGACACCCAGATGGAGACTTGTACAGTTGGGTGGAGATACCGGATCATCTGTGGGAGACTGCAAAGATGACCAGCTACATTAACGGAATACCCATGCTATTTCCTAACAAAGTATACAAGAGGATTAGAGACTAATGCCCTTTCCAAGTAGTAAGCAACAATTTATTAAAGTACAGGGGAAAGTTAAGTGGTCACAATTAGTGACCCTGGACCCTCAGTACCACAATTGGCATATCAGTATTTACCCTACTCCGGATTCACTTAATACCATTCGTGACCTCCAGGGAGAAGGACTGAAAAATGTCATCAAGAAAGACGACGAGAACCAGTACTTCGTCAAGTTCACCAGATACCCGTACAAGGAGTACAAAGACCGAGGCGGTCGGCTCACACGAATTGATTTTGCTCCGCCGGAAATTATTGATCGCGATGGCGTGCCATATCGAGACCTTATTGGAGCTGGATCAGATGTTACCCTCAAACTTGAGGTATACCAACATGCAGTTCCTGGAACTACTAACAAAGCTAAGGCAGCTCGCCTCGCAGGAATAATGATTGATAATCTAGTGCCATACTCTCGTGCGGACTTCGGTCCTGCACAGGAGAGTATGGTCAAGGGTTTGGATAACACAGTTCCATTACCTAATTGGTGAGGACGCCTACCGTGCCAGCTTCGTGCTGTTAAGTTCCTCACCATTTCATTAGCTAATTGCCAACCATCGGATGAGCCGTGTATAAAGGCTTCAGCCACTGTTCGCATGAGATGCATGTTAGAGCAGTGTGGTGAGTGATGATCACCGTTAGCCAGAGGTATCTGCCTCCAAAGCAGATGATATCTCACCTAGTGTAGCGGGCGAGATGTAAGCTCATGGACACTAGCAGTCTGGGAAGCCAGACCCTTGTCGATAGGTGGGTAGAATCCCCCTACCAAGCCTACTCCAAATCAGAAATCTTGATATAGGGACCAAGGTCGTGCCCCTGATAGCAAAGGGTCTAACGGCCACTGCAGACCTTACTGCAGGAAGAACTGACCGACAGCTGGGATCACTTCTGCCGCTAGTGGTGTAACTGGCAGGCTATAGGGCGAGAATGCCGTGAAGGAGGCGAGATCCGAGAGCGGAAGCCGGGACTACGAGAGCCCCATCCCGCGTAGCTACGCAGCTGAATGCCCTGGTGGCCGATGTAGGCTGAGAGTAGACATTCTTGAATGGGAATACAATGCCTGTTACGGTATGTGATCTGTGGAGATGGTAGAAAGGTGGGCGTAGCCTTATGAGGTTCGTTGCGAGGTATGGGTTCGATGCCCAGTGCCTTAATGGACAGCTGGCAGTACTTGGGGCTTTGAGTACTGTTACAATGGGTTCGACATAGGCACAATCAAGTCGGAAGACCTAGCGGTGGCTAGTGGTGAATCCTCATGGAACCGGGTAGATAAGAGCGCCTAGACCAGTGGTATACACGCAGGATGAAACCTGTGGATGCGGTGTCGATCGCCGCTCTCCGTTATTTCGTACCCCAGGAAGTCCTGCCTAGCAGGGCGAGTAAAGGACAACGGGCGGCTCTGAACTAACCGTGTTGAGCGTCATTTCGCTGGAGAGCCTTGAGAACCGTTGGGCTAGAATATCCTCTCTAAATAGTGAGGCATCCACACCGGCTGTCTACCGGCAGTGGCGCGAGATGTGTTAGCTGCTCGTGGTAAAAGTGCTGCTCGGTCTAGTATCACTATTGAACTGGCAGAGAGGCGGGCTAAACTGATTCGACCTAGGTTCGTCCGAAAATACCCAAGTAAGAATGAACCGATAAGATGCACTGCAGTTAGCAGCCGATACGTACTCGTTACATGGTTGCCTCTGTCGAAGGGCGAAGCTGCTGCATCTGGGAAGATTGGTGTACGCAGTTCCTGTGTCTACAAAAGTAGGCGTGGGGGTTCGAGTCCCTCTTGAATGGCGAAAAGGCAGACGCGCAGGACACCTGTAGGGAATGCAGGAGCCACGTAGGGAACGTGGACAACGTAGGAGGGTATCTTTGAAACTCTTCACTCTAGGCATGCACGTTATTCGACCACCTTAAGATTGAGGGTGAGGGGCACCCTCTAAAAGAAAGGAGATGTATCATGTCGTGGGGTCCAAATTATATTTATCCGCCACCCCCGCCATCGTATCCGCCGTATCCTCCAGTATATGGAGATCCTAATCAGCGGCCTAACAAAAGCGAGATAAAAGACTATCTGGCTTTTGCTAGGGCGTGGGAGAAGCGGAAGGAAGAGAAACACAAACGTAAGGATGAAGAACAGAAGCACAAAGGCATTCATGTCGTAACCAAGCGTAATTTCAATTTCGTAGAGATCTTGTTGCTGCTGGTTATCTTAGGTCCATTCGTAGGACCTATGTGGAATAAGTTTGAAGTGCTGATTCTCAAAATGATCAATGGAAATTAATACACTCATAGCAGACGTGAACCAAATCTTGTCGCAGGAGGGATGGGAATATGGAGTCTTGGAACGAGGACTCGATCAGGAAATTTCCACACGCTTACAAGCAAGCGCTGAACGCGCGAAGGCGAAGGCTGGACTCCGCCTCTCGCAAATGGGACCGCGCTGTCCGCGAGCACTTTGGTACAGTGTACACCGAAGTGATCTATCAGAACCCCTTCCTCCTGCGGCAATATTTAAATACTCTTACGGACATATTATTGAAGCTGTTGCGATCACCTTAGCTAAGGCTGCAGGCCATGAAGTGGAGGGAGAGCAAGATGAAGTTTCTGTCGACGGCGTCTCCGGTCACAGGGATTGTGTCATTGATGGTTGCGTGGTTGATGTTAAGTCTACTAGTAGCCTTGCTTTCCTCAAGTTTAAAAATAAAACGATTCAGCAAGATGATCCTTTTGGTTACTTGGAGCAAATTGACGGGTATGTGGTGGGTAGCCTTGACGACCCTATTGTCAAAGTAAAGGACAGAGGGTACCTATGGGCTATTGACAAGCAACTAGGAAGGATGGTACTATATGAGCACACCATTCGCGAAGCACACATCCGTAGTACTATTCGAAGTTATCGAGCAATTGTTGAGCGAGATACACCTCCAGCTTGCGAGTGTAGAACTGTCCCAGACGGACAGAGTGGCAATATACGATTGGACACACGTGCTAGTTACTCGCCTTACCGACATGCGTGTTTCCCATTGCTCCGAACGTTCATCTATTCAAACGGACCCCGATACCTCACACACGTAGAAAGATTACCAGACGTCTTTGAAGTCATTAAAAAATAAGTTCGAACAGAAAATATACAACCAGCTCAAGCGCTCTAAGGCAAAGTTTAAGTATGAACCGACGCGCATCCCTTACATTCTCGCTCGTCACTATATTCCTGATTTTGTTGTGGATACTGTTGCGGGTAAGGTTTATATAGAGTGCAAAGGTTATTTGCGACCTGAGGCTAAGTCCAAGATGGTTGCTGTTAAAAAGTTAAATCCCCAGTTGGATATTCGGTTTGTGTTTTATGCCGCCAATAAGAAACAAATTAAATGGGCAGAGAAACATGGATTCCGATACGCAGTGGGGACGATACCCAAGGAGTGGTTAGATGGTCTATGATAAAATAGATATGCAGCGTGAGCGCCAGGAAGGCTTCGCCGATGGACTTAAAGTAGGCGCAGCTGCGATCACCGTGATTATGATTATTATAGTTTTTTGGTTACTTGGACAACCTTAATTGCTGGGAGCTGGCAAATGAGCCACAAACATCATCCCCCGGATAGAGCTGCGCGCCGTAGCATTGAGGCCACGTCGCTGCGCATGTTCAAGAGAAAAGTTGAACCTACACATGGACACAGACGACAAATCATTACCGCACTCCAAGAGAGGGAGACGCAGGATGAAATCCGAGCCGCGCGAGGTTATTCTTTCCAGGAGTAACGCTATCGCTGCGATTGAAGAGTTGCTTCATCGATTGGGAGAAATCGGTGAGGACGATAGGGTAGAGCTACCTTGGAAGGTAGAACAGTTCCCTATTAAGATATATCAACAGAAGGAGGACAAGGTCTATATCAAGAATTATAGGCCGGGGAGAAATGGCAAGAAACTATAAGAAAGAAAACAAGTGGGAGGATCGTCCTGAACAAGTTAAGAGACGTGAGGACCGCAACCGCGCACGTGCTAAAGCGGAACGTAAGGGCCTCGTACATAAGGGTGACGACCGCGAGGTTGACCACCTTGGACACCACCGTACTGGGCGACTCAAGAACGTATCAACTCGTGTGGTTAGTCGCCACGCGAATAGGACTCGACAGCCTCCTCATAAAGTGAGGACGCAGAAAGGAAGGTAACATGATTGACCATCAGTTGCAGGAAGCTCATGAGACACTGGAGGCTCTCCCTCTGGATGGACATGAGATCACCGACGAAGAGTTTCGGAAGCTGTTTACCCAGACTCCTGAGGATCAGGGTCTGACCGAAGACGACAAGTTGCCCATTTAAGAACGTAGTATAGAGTAGGCAACTAATAAGGGGGCATCTTAATGGTGCCCCCTTATCATTTGAGAAAGGAGATTCGACCGTGGATCCCGAACTTAAATCAAAATGGATTGCAGCGCTGAGAAGTGGTGAATACAAACAAGGCAAGGGTTATCTCCGAGATGGAGATACCTGGTGTTGCCTGGGAGTCCTGGCTACAATTCAGGGATATGAGGTTCCTGATAAAACTGAAACAATATTAGAGTATTATTGGAAGGAATCGTTAGGTTATAATGTACACGTTCTAGCAGGAATGAACGATGGTTCATTAGAGCAAGTAGCAGTCACTCTTTCAATTTGGGAAAAGCGACTGGTAGAATCTGGTCTCCCTCTACCAATATATCCTGAAGATCTTACCAAACGATACACCTTCCTAGAAATTGCAGATTATATCGAAAGGACTCTATAATGCAGAAAATGAAAACATCCCCTAATAAAAAGCCAATCTCAGAACTCGTTGAACAGATGACTCGTCCTAATCCTAATTTTCCTTTGACTCGTCAAAACATTGAACAGATGACTATTCCTGAGCCTGATTTTCCTTTGGTCATTTACAGTGGCCCAATGAAAGAAACTTCCTCAAAGGAGGGAAACATGTACGACAAGGAACACGAACAACTTAAGCATCTCAAGTATCGTCTCTCGGATGCTGTCGAGCAGAAGCGGGATGACCTTAGTGAGGCTTTCTACATCAATTGGACGGACGTCCCTAAGACCCCAGCTGAGGTCAAGGATCGTCTGACCAATGGTCAGTATACCCTGGATTTCTATGGGAGGAAGGACGACAGCGAATTGGACGGCGCTTGGTTGCCTAGTTTCTTTTCTTGGCGGACTAAGCCCGCTGATCACGAGGGTTACGACGCAGCCTTCAAGTTGGTGGATGCCGACCGGACTGCAGTAATCGATCAGGCTCTCCTCAGCTATGCTGATGGTCTGAAGGCACTGCAGGAGTTCGAAGCTAAGACTTACCACTAACTTCGAATATAAGAAACTTTCAATGAACTACATAGCTAGGTTCGCACGAGATGCGCGAGGACACCACCTAGCCTGACTGTTTGGTAAACACCCCACCAAACGTAAGAGCCCCTACTGGCTGTAACCGGTAGGGGCTCTTTTTTTGTGCCTGGATTCTGTGGGGAGTTAAGTACCGCGAATATCTCTGGGATCCATCCAACGTTCATCCATCTTAAAACCTGGTTTATGGATATACTCGATACCTTCTGGTTTACCTTTATGTTTCTCTGTCTTCATTCTTACTTGGTCTTCATATAGTTGTTTTTCTTCGTCTTCGAACTTTGACTTGAAATCCTGAGTAGCTCCTTCAGCAGTACCTTTAAGAGCAGCAACTTTATCAAGATTGAACCTAGTAGTGTGAGCATGAGGATGTCTCTCTCTATCAGAAGGTTCTTTAGCTATAGCCGCAGCTTCTCTCATTACCTTCTTATACTTATCTAGACCTTCTTCCCCTAGTTCTGCTCTCACAGCTGCAGATTCAATGGGAGTAGCGATCTTATCGTGAGCTTCCTCATAAGCTTCATAAGGCTTCATACCACCCTTGATTAGATTCTGCATGTGATCTAACTCTGTCTTCTCATGCAGTATTAAGTACTTGTGGTACTCTTGGGGAATGTTGGCTCTGTGATCGATCGCAATACCTCCTGAGCCATCCATAAGGGCAGAAGCCAATAGAGGTACATGATGAGATGTATCGACATGTGGTTGTTTATCCTCTTCCTGAGCACTTGTGACAGGTTTTATCCATCCCTTTTCTTCCATCCAAGCTCTGTTGTTATCTAAGGTAGAACTCATAGTCTGAGATCATCCTCTTTCTTTTTCTTATCTGCGGGTTCTACTGAACCTTTAGCTCTGGTGTCTCCATGAACTACATCGTATAGCGAGGAAGCAATACCGGTGAGCAAATCTGTACCATAGTTACCTTGAGGTAGATTATTGGAATCATATCCTTTCTGTCTGAATAGATTACTGATATAATCATTGACATCAGTCTTATGTGCAGTAGCTATGTTACCATAGCCTCTCAATAGAAGATTAAGATTATATCTAGCTTGTTCTATCTGATCTATTTTAATCTTAACTTCTTCTGCAGCACTTCCAAACTTATGAAAAGCCCCTGGAGACTTACCACGTTCCTCATCTATTGATCGCGTGGCCGCATCAATCTTAGCTTGATCTTTGTTTAAAACTAGTTGATGAGAATCTTTGTCATAATGCCACTCGACTCCAGGGATCCTCTGAAATTGAGTTAGGTTCTGAATCTCAGATCCTAACAAATGTGAGAAGTTCTGTTCAGCCCAATGCTGTTGCTTCTCACCATACTGAGAATCAAGCTTAGCAATAGCCTTAGTCATACCTGGTCGAGTCATATCTACGAAGGCTCTGAACTTACCTTGTATCTGTTCTCCTGTTTCAGGATCTCTGTAGTCTCTCTTCAAGTGATCTAAGAAAGGTAATTTCGTAGGATCGGAAGTAAATAAGTAAGTAGCATAGCTTTCTTGTAGAGGCTTAGGGAACTTCTCGAAGTTTTCTGTTACTCCTCGATACTTGGCAAAATCCATGTCCTGTAGCTTGCCAGTAGAGGGATCTCTGTTTTGCTTCTTAGAGAATGCAGCAGTATCTTCCAGTGTCCATACGGGACGTCCTCCTTTATTGAGAGCTAATCCAGCTAGATCTAAGGTTTGCGCCATTTGTTCGGATTGAGATGCTTTCTCCAATTTAGGAATATTATTACCTAACCAAAGTTCGTATCCTTTTTCTCCTACCATACCTATAAGTGCGTCACGACCCTGAGTTAAAATTTGTGCCTCTGGGCCTAACTCACCTTTCAGCGCTTTACCCCAATTGGACTGTTGTAAATTCTTCTGCATATTAGCTGTATAGAATGCAACAGCTCTACGATTAGGATCTGTCAAGTCATCGAAGTAATCTTTAAGAGGCTTTAGTAGAGTTTCTACATCTTTGGTGAATCCTTCGGGATCTCTTCCATAAGGCGTTAGACCATCGTTTCCTTTATTAGCAATATTTTTACCCCACGCCATAAGTGCATCACGCTGATGCTGTACAAAAATATTTACCTGCTGTCCTGCTGCTGCGATACCTTGAGCATCAGGTTTAATGTCACCTCGTTCGATAGCTTGTTGATGCTGATGAATACTCATCCACGTCTGCCCATCACCTTTATCTGCTTGTATGGCAGGGATGTCCATGAGTCCTTGCATCTTCTGGCCAAAAAAGTCCATATAACCTTTACGAGCTTCATTAATAGAATTTTTATCTCCTGCTTCGACCATCTTGGCCTTATTCTCTTCAACCTTAGCTGCCCAGAATGGGGCCATCATTTTGGTAAATTTCGCTTGAGTATATTCGTAGCCCCATTCGCCAGAGCGTAATTTCATGGCATATACTCTAGCTGGGTCACTGCCCTCGTTAGCTGCTTTGTCCAGGGCTGAAACTAGGTTCTTGACCATCTGATCTTTGCCAGATCCGCGCTGATTAAGATCATGCATCAGGGACATCATGTAGGCATTGGCAATAGGATGCCCTGTAATCTGATGGGAAGTAGCATCTATCTCCCTACGATACCCAGGCCATTCGGATCTTAACTGTTTATTAATTTCGTTGATACGACCTAGATAGTAAGTAGGAGTGAACTTACCATACTCAGCAGCTTCTTGGATCATACCTGCCGTACGTAGGCCTTGGTTCAATCTCTCAGGCATTTGAGGTCGTTGACCCGGACCTGCCTGATCATATAGACCTGCATAAGGATCGTTAGGTTCCTGAGGTTCCTGACCTGGTGTCTCAGTAGCTTTGAGAGCACCTTCTAGTTGCTTGCTCATGGCCTCTTGCAGAGGATCCACCATCTGGTGTTGTTTAGTATCCAGATAATTCTTGACGATATTGTCAGCGGCTTCTGCACCTTGCCCGATTAGTTTACCTGCACCTGCGAAGGCTTCTGCAGTAGCCTGCCCTCTGAACTTACCTGCCTGATTACCTTCATGAGGACGAGCAGGATGAAACCAGTTCATATAGTTAGGTTCATTCTGAGGAGGTACTTGAGGTGCGTATAGTGCGTCTGCCATTATTTATTCTCTCTTACATTTTGCCAAGACTGTCCTGCCTTGTTGAGATCTTCCGCTTTATTTTTAAACTGATCTTTATGATAATAAGCCCAAGGGATACTCTGAGCTAGAGGTCGATTAGCTCGGGCTGCTTCAGCATAGACTTCAAATATCTTATCCACAGGATAGTTGATTAGATTAGCCTGACCTTGTTGAAAGTGTTCCTTGGCTTGATCAAAATCATTGTTAGCAGCATCTCTATAGTACTGAGACATGTTAATGAAGAATCTACGTCGTATATCATCCATATGTGATTTGGTAGATTTACGTAGTTGGGCATAAGTGAATATATCTTCAGTACTCTGTCTCTGTAATCCTGTTACAGACATGAACAACGCTTCACCTAAGCTAACTTCATTCTCCAGGACCCTTCCCTGCTTGGAATACCAGTTAGCTGTATTAGCAGTTTCCATTAATCTCCATGCAGTATTTACTGAAGATATTTCTCGTAAGGGTCTCAATAGAACATCTATGGTCATCGGATAGACTTCATCAGGATGTTGTATTCCCATTACAGTCTTAGCTCCGGAGATCATGGCTTTCCAGAATCCGTCACTTTCAGTCGCAGTATTCAATAGAGTCTGGTATGAAGCCCCTCCATAG